GAGGACAACATGCAGCTTGCAACGTGGATTAATAAAAATACAAACTTTGATCAGTTAATTTTGGAATACTATGAACCAGGTGATCCAAATTCAGGATGGGTGCACTGTTCAGCGGTGAAGGAAGGGTCGAGAGCACAAGTGTTAAAAGCATCAAAAGTAGAAGGGAAGACCAAATACGAAAATATACTTCTTGTTTAGATCCATTCTTTGATATCCTCTCCCATAATTTCATTAGCTATATTTATTTTACTCCTTAGTGACTTAACTATTTTATGGTCTACAGTATTTTCAGCTATCAAGTCAACATAGGTAACGCTGCCAGTCTGGCCGATACGGTGAGCTCGGTCTTCTGATTGCAATCTTTTTTCTAGATCGTATGAGTTAGAATAGTAGACAACAGTGTTTGCAGCGGTAAGGGTAATTCCGTACCCTCCAGTCTGTGCATTTCCTACAAAATAGCGTGCAGGGCCGTTTTTCTCTTGAAATAGAGCAATATGCTTCTGCCGGAGGGTAGCATCCACTCCACCGTGATATTCGACTGTAGAGGCTTCTCCGTAAGCTTTTTTTAAAGACTCGACTATATTTTTGATGTCTTCTCTATAATTTGCCCAGATTATGACCTTGCCCTCTGTTTCTTCTAATAATTGCATCAATGCGTCTATACGATTGTTTTTTAGTGCCGTAGTTGTGCCATCATCTGCCTTAAAATGGCCACAAGTTATTTGGTGCAATCTCATTAATTGTGTCATAACATTTACGGTTGTCATAACTTCTCCATTATCTAACATTGCAAGTGCCATTTGTTTCATTTGTTTATATGCTTTGTCTTGTTCTGGTGTCAGTTCAACTAATCGTTTTGTAAATACTTTTTCTGGTAAGTCTAAGCAATCTTCTTTTAGTACGCGGTAAGAAAATTTATCTAATATATCTGCTAGTTCATCTAGTCTTCTGTAAGATACTACAAGCTGTACTTGTCTACCGCCGAAATTTCTTTTGACCATATTTGCATAACGAGCACGGAACGAATAGTAAGACGCATGACCCAAATGATAAGGGTCCAGGAATTCACATTGACTAAATAAATCAAGAGGTGATTTGGTTACTGGAGAGCCTGTCAATATTCTACGGTACTTCGCGAGATCCGCTAGTTTTAAAATATTTTTTGTTCGCTTTGCTGTCGGATTCTTGATCGTCGTAGATTCATCGATCCCTATTAAAGCTCTTCCAACAAATATGTTAAGGAAACTTCTAGCAAAGTCTAGACCTTTTGTTGTAGAAAATGCTTCTACGTTCATTATCAATATCTTAAGATCACCTTTATCGTCAAATAAAGTGTCAAGCTCAGCCTGTTTTTTCTTCGTGATAGTTGGTTCCCACAATACCTTTGTATTTTCTACGTGATCTGGCAGGTGCACCGGAAATTCTATTTGGTCCCAGTTTTTATACACACCCTTGGGCGCCACAATCAAAGCGCCTTTGATCGCGCCTCTGTCATACAGCATAGCAATATTATCAACGAGAACCTTGGATTTACCTGTGCCCATCTCCATAAATAAGGCATACGTGTCAGAAGCCCAGGATTTTTCTAGTGCTTTTAATTGATGCTCGTATGGCTTAGTTTTAAACTTATAATTTTTTATCATATTTTAATTATTCTTTCTTGACATTTATATAATCATCACTATGTTGAATGTCAATACAGAAAGAAGCATATGAGAAATAAATTATTTGAATTGTACAGACCAAGTCAATTGCAGGAATTTTTGCAGTTTAACAAAGAGAATCCTGACGCAGATTTTGTGTATGTATTACAACACCCACCAAGAAACATAAATATTTTAACAGCATCAGACTATGGATACCTGGTTATTTGTTTACCAGAAAATTCACAGATGATGTTTAGTCCTGCACCATTTATACATAAGATGCGGAAAAATTTACAAGATTTTAAATCTACTGATTATATACTTTGCACAGGTGACCCTGCTATAATAGGATTATCTACAGCAATAGTAAGCGATATAACACAAGGTAGGTTTAATTTACTAAAATGGGATAGACAAGAAACAAGATACTATCCTCTAAGTTTTAATTTATTCGAGAAAGGAATAGACAATGAGTGAAATAAACGACATTGATTTTGAAGAAGATCAACAAGAAATAATAGAAAAAACTGACATAGTTAGTCTAGCTAACTACTGTAAAGAACTGAAAGCTTATGAAGATGAAATTTCAGATCTTGAAGATAAAATAAAATATAAAAAAGAAAAAGCAGACAAGATTAGTTCAGAGATAATACCTAATATGCTAGCAGAGCAGGGGTTATCATCTTTGAAATTAGCTGACGGCAGCGCTGTAGAGGTAAAAAAATCTTACAGTTGCACTATCAAAAAAGATGATATTGAGTCAGCTTACACATGGCTTCGAGAAAACGGGCTAGAGGACATCATTAAAAATGAAGTCTTTGTTACGTTCGGTAAAGGCGAAGATAACAAGGCGAAGGATCTCCTGGACCTTGCGGAGCAAGAAGGTTATGAGCCACAACAAAAATCAAAAGTTGAGCCCATGACATTGAAAGCTCTTTATAGAGAGCGTGTCGAGGCCGGCCTCGACATGCCCTCGGATTCTTTTCATTTATTTATAAAGGATCAAACTAAAATTAGCCGGAAATAACGAATCATGAACAAGGAGAAAAGTAACATGAACCAAGTAGCAGAAAAAAAGAAGGCAGACGTTGCTCTAACGAGCATGTTTGAACAAGACGCTAACACAAGTTTTAGTAACATGGACACAGATGACTATGCATTACCATTTCTTAGAGTGTTAGGTCAACTATCCCCCGAATGTAATAAAAGGGACGCCAAATATGTGGATGGTGCTGAACCCGGTATGATATTTAATACCGTGACTAAGCAACTTTACGACGGTGAAGCAGGAGTAAATATTATTCCATGCTATTACAAAAGGGAGTATGTCGAGTGGAGTGATAGAGGCGAGGGCACAAGTGCTCCTGTAGCTATACACTCTGTTGATAGTGGCATTATCAAAGAGGCAACAAGAGATGCAAGTTACAAAGATAGACTACCAAATGGTAACTATCTAGAGAACACAGCATCATACTTTGTGTTGATTGATGATGGTACATCAGCTTTGATTTCTATGAAATCTACACAATTAAAAGTGAGTAGGTCATGGAACTCAATGATGAACAGTATCAAGTTAAAAGGGAAAACTGGTATGTTCACACCGGCTATGTATAGTCACGTGTATAGCCTTAAAACAGTACAACAATCAAATGACAAGGGAACTTGGTTTGGTTGGACTATTGAAAAGGTTGGTCCTGTACAAGACAAAGACTTGTATGAGGCTGCAAAAAGTTTTGCTAGTTCCGTAAACAAAGGTGACGTAACTGCAAAACATGGTGGAGACGAGACTAAGTCTAAAGACGAAGTACCGTTTTAATCATGTAGGCCCATCGACTACCCCCCATGTTGATGGGCCTAATTATATAGAAAGAGAGAAGTATGAACAACAGAACTATTTATCATAAAAAATATTACAGAGTTAAGACTTTACAAAAGTTAAGAAATAAAGTTAAAAGTCTTGAAGAAACATTACAAATGTTTAGAGATAGTCCAGAGGGTAAGGATTATTTTGATAGAAAGACTAAGGAGTATCAGAAAAAATACCGAGAACATAATAGAAAGAAGATAGAAGAGTACAGGAAAGAATATGCAACGCTTTAAAGAAATATTTGAAGGCAACAATAGTGCCTTTGGTCAATTAATATTGTCTGGTAAAAAGGATGCTAGGGGTAAAGAAAAAGGTCGCCCATGGATTAGACGAGAAACAGTTTCAGAGCAATTGTGGAAGGATCATATAGAGGGTAAAACAGATTCTAATGGTAGACTATTACCTGCTTTAGGTGTGATACCTATAAATGAAGAGAACATGTGTAGGTGGGGTTGTATTGATATTGATATATACAACCTAGACCACAAACAAATTTTGCAAAAAATAAAAGAACTGAAATTTCCTTTGATAACATTTAGGTCTAAGTCTGGTGGGGCACACTTGTTTTTGTTTGCAGATAAATTTATTCCTGCCTTTCTTATGAAAGATAAGTTAGAGCAAATGGCAACAGCGTTGGGTTACGAAGGTAGTGAGGTATTTCCAAAACAAACAGAATTACTAGCTGAGCGAGGTGATGTAGGTAATTTTTTAAATTTACCTTACCATGCAGGAACAAAAGGTTTGAGGTATGCACTAGATGAGAATGGCGGTGCTGCTAGTTTAGAATCATTCTATTCTATGTATGATACCTTTGTACAAACAGAAGAGCAGATAGACAGCATACAAATTAAAGAGCCACCAAAGAAAAAAGAATATTTTCCAGATGGTCCACCTTGTCTAAATAGATTAGCAGACGAAGGATTTGGCGAAGGCTCTAGAAATAATGGTTTATTTAATGTTGGCGTATACAGAAAAAAAGCTAGTCCAGATGATTGGGAAAATATGTTGGTTGCTGATAATCTTAAAGTTATGGATCCACCTCTTGGTAATACAGAGGTACAAATGTTAATAAAATCTTTAAAAAGAAAAGACTACGACAAGTATAAATGCAAAGAACAACCTATTTGTGGTGTGTGCAACGCAGCTAAATGTGCAACAAAAATGTATGGTGTTGGTTATGAAGAAGAACAAATGCCAAGGTTAAGCGCTTTGGTCCGAGTTACATCACAACCTCCGCAATGGTTTTTAAATGTAGATGACTCAAGAATAGAATTAAAAACTGTAGAACTAAGAAACCCAGAATTATTTGCTACCGCTGTATTAGATCAAGTAGACGTGGTGATACCAGATGTGACACCTAAAAATTGGAGAAAGTTATATTTAAGAGAATTGATGGCAAGTGTTGATCACAGTGAGCCATTGCAATCATTGGATCCTAAATATTTTATAATAAATTTATTGAAAGATTTTACAGTCAACAGACCGCAAGGCAGAAAAAAAGAAGACATACTTAGAAAGATGGCGTGGACTGACGAAGATAATTTTTGTTATTTTAGAATGGATGATTTTTATGCGTGGGCAAAAAGAAACAACTGGGAACTAGACAGGCAAAAGACAGCGAGTCTAATAAAAAATTTAAAGAACTTTGAAAAAGAAGTTCGTATGAAAATAAAACAACAAACCCCACATGTAATAAAAATTAAGTCTATGAAACTAGAGAATGATGAGGAACCAGAAATATCAGAAGTTAAATACGAGGAGTCACCATTCTAATGAAAACAATAATACTAGGACCACCAGGCACAGGTAAGACAACAACACTATTAAATTTAGTAGAAGATTTTTTACGCAACGGTGTAGATATAAAAAAGATAGGATACTTTTCTTTTACAAAGAAAGCTGCGTGGGAGGCAACGCATAGAGCAGAAGAAAAATTTATGATAGACCAAAAAGAGATACCATACTTTAGAACTCTACACTCTCTTGCATTTAGAACTTTAGGCATGAACAAAGAACGTGTGATGAAACATTCAGACTACAGAGACTTTGGTTTAAAGTGTGGCATACCTATTAAGACAGCATGGTACAGTGAGGAGGATGGCGTATTTAATTCTGACAATGAATACTTACGATTAATTAATAAAGCACGAGTTTTAGAAATGCCCGTCTTAGATCTGTACGACAAAAACGAGCACCATATGGACATTGAAAGAGATTTATTATATCTTTTAGATCAAGAACTTAACAAGTATAAGAGAGAAAAAGGATTATACGACTATGATGACATGTTGGAACAATTTATTCAGCAAGATGTTTCACCAACTTTCGACGTATTATTTATTGACGAAGCACAAGACCTCTCACCTTTGCAATGGAGAATGGTCAGGACTCTTTGGTCGAAAGCAGACAAGACCTACATTGCTGGGGATGACGATCAAGCTATATTTAGATGGGCTGGCGCTGATGTTGATACTTTTATCGCACTTAAAGAAGAAGTAGATCAGATAGACACACTAGAACAGTCTTACCGGATACCTGGTGGGCCAATACATGAGTTGTCACAAAAAATTATTAGAAATGTTTCT